AACACAAGGTTCCTGGGGATTATATCCCCCCGCTGGATTCCAAGTCCATCCAATATCACAGAAATATTTTCCTGTTGGGCAAATTGGAGTCTGACTATTAGAACCTACTGGACTGACTGGTCTTCCTGCCACATCAACAGGCGTTTTTTCTGTAGGAGTATTGTCAGCATATTTTCCTGGTCTAGGTTTTCCTGGATTATCATTTGTACATTTCTTACCACACGATTTTGTAGTTGGTGGAGACCCTGGATTAATAACCATTTTTTTACACTCCGATCCATCACAATAACACCCTGAAGGGCATTTTGAAGTTAAAGGAACATTTTCATTTAGAATTCTTTTATTTAATTCTTTTATATTATCGTATTTTGATTTTCTAATTCTATTACTCATTTTTTAATCTTTTAGGAAATTTTTAATTGTATTATCTATTTTCGACTCCATAATTTTTTTTGGTTTTGTTGATTCCACATAAGGTTTAGCCTCCTCTACTTGATTAAATAAATAAGCTCCCGGAGTGGATGGAGATGAAACTAAGTCAAAACAAATTAATTCAAAATCATCTTGTACTTGATTTTGACCATTTACTTGTTGTAACGAACCTACACCTCTAGATGAAATTCCTAACTGTACACCGTGTCTTAATAGGTTTGCCGCTAAGTCTCCTGGAGTTGTTGCGGTTCCATTATTTTCATAAGCCGGAGATGTAATTAATGTTAACTTACCCATTAGAGTATTTCCATCCCACCAAGTCTCATCAAGTTTATGTGATGTTCTTTCAAGGTCAATTATAGATGAATCTGGATGATTAAGTTCTGAAATAGCCCTACCATTTTTAATTACTTCTTGATGTTTATCAACCTCTTTTCTTAAAATGTTTTCTGGGTAAACTCTTCCATTCCTATTTTGAACTCCACATTTCTGTAAAACAGCAACCATCTGTATAGGACCATAACTAGTCCCTACTTCATTCATCTCTTTTATAATTTTTTTATTTTCTGTAGTTTGCGGTGAGATATAACCAGAATCTTTTTCCACTAATAAACCGTAACCTGTCTCGCCTTCCTTTAATAATTTAAGTTCCATATTAATAAATATTATTTTATAATAAATATGAGTGGGAAAAATAAAACCCATCAAACGATGGGTTTTTTAATAGAGAAAAGATAGATTACCTTATTTATTTAGATTATAGTTGAATCCTCCATCTACTTCAAATACATCGCTAATTAGTTTATTGGATAACCATTGTAATTCCATTATAACTGAAGGATTATTAATTTTTCTTAATTCTTTTTGGAATAAAGTTATTTCACAAGACATAAAAGATTTCTTTTTTGTGCTTATTCCTGAGGATCTTAAATCAAAATCCACTATTATTCTTTTATTATTAAAACTCTCTGAAGGGATTGTTTCACTTAAAAATCTTTTGATGTTTTTGGTTATTTTATTTAATTTTGGTTGGTAGTTTTCTGATTCGTATAATGGCTCTACCCAACTGGATAAAACCACGTATAGTGTTCTAGGTTGTTTATTGTTTACAGTTCCTATGTGTATTTTGAATGGTTTTTCCGTATTCAGTGATAATTCTTTCCCTAATTTCATTTTTCATGTTCTTTTCTTCAAGTGTTATTAATAGTTAATATTACGAAATATAATTAAATAAAAAAACCCCGATTAAGGGGTTTTTATGATTTCTAGATTTTATATTTCCACAAACTCTTCATTCTTGTAAACTCTTCAGTAATTGGTACATCAGGTCCATAGTTACCAGGATTAGCACCTCCTGGTCTACCAGTAGGGTTATATACGTTACCTCCTGAATTATTAATTGGGTTTCCTGCGTTTGATGATGAGTTATAATTATTAAAGGAACCACATGGACCACCACCAAATGGACTATTACCCGGTCCTGTATAAGTAAATGTTGGTGAAATAGCACTTCCATTAACGTAGTTATTAAAACAAGATTGACAATTAAATTGTTCACATTCTTCTAAACATACACCAGAAGGTTGATTACAGTATTCTGGTTCTTCTGCCACACACTCACCTTCACTATTCAAAATACCATTATATTCTTCTAAACCTCCTCCAGGTACATAACTCCATTCCCAACCAACTACACATGGATCTCCTGGTGAAATACAACTACCATCATCTGTAGTAGCGCCCTCGTCATAATTAAAAGATTCTGGATTTGTACACCCTTGGTCACTACCAGATATAGGTATAAGTTCTTCATCTCCAGGTCTAGATGGTTTATCTAATCCTGTAGGTCTAACATAACCTGGTTTTTTATCTAATGGTTTATCTGTAATATAATCTGGAACAGGACTAACATCTGGTTTTACAGGATCTCTGCCGGGAGTAAATGGTCCAACAGGATTAGGATCTACGCCTATATCTACACCACCAGGTCCATAATCAGGATCGGTTGAGGGTGAATATGGGCCTTGCCAGTCAGTAACGTTAGGGTCAAATTCACATTTAACCGCTTCTCCTTCAAATTCACCACCAAGATAAACATTAGTTGTTGCTTGTGGGTTATAATTAGTTGCGTTTTCATTTTGACAACCAACACAACTTTCATACTCACATAAATCATTATTAACATAACTAACTGTACCGTCATAATTACAAGCTTGGTAATCTATACAACCAACACAATCCAATTCTCCGGTACAACTACCACACAAATTAGGTGGTATACATGAACCGTCATCCGAACCTGCTTCCGAATCATAATTACAAGAATCCTGATCCATACATCCTTCAATAATATCAGTCCAGACACAATTACACATATTAACTGTAATTGGTGCAAATGTAAAACCAACATCTATTGTTTGATTGGCATTAAGTTCTTGGAGTGCCGTAATAAATTCTTGAAAATTAGTAATATCATCAAGACTTCCACCACCTATTCCAAATAAGGTAGAACCCCAAGTTGATGATTGTACTTGTTCAATTAATCCTGGAAAATTAAAAAAACTAAAGGGGTAATCTTGACCATTAACATCAATTATCATTGTAATACTACTCACATAACCATAGGGACACATAGGACTAGGTAATCCCTGTTCTATGTCTGATGGAATAGAATTTACAACTGAAAAATAAAAACTACTAAAATTAGAAGTACCTGGGATATCGGGACTCATCATGTAATTTACTGCCAAAGATGACGCTGTTTGATCAGTTACTGTAAAGGTTGGGTTATCAGGAACTTCACTTAGTGTCTGTGCCCAAGTTCCCCAATCTGGTACTACTAGGTCTTGTACACCAGGAAATAATGAAAATATTTCCTTGTTCTGACAAGGTCCAACAATATCTTTATCAGTGAATTGTTCGTTAAGTAACCTACTATACCTATTGATTAAGTCTCTCATAATATTATTATTTATGATCCCAAAGTTTTTTCATTCTATTTATTTCCTCATTAAGTTTAGACTTATCTTTAGGTTTGTCTTTAGGTTTGTCTCCTTTTGGTGGTGGAGTTGGTCCTCCTGTTTGTGGTTTATCAGCATCTTTTGGTCTACCTTTTCCACAGTAAGAAAACTCCATACATTCTTCCATTGTATCATAAGGACGTAATCCATATTGTATAACTAATGGAAGTCTTTGTTGCGTTATTTCGAGACATTTATATTCTTGACTAAACTCTCCTTCTGGATATGGTTTAGATGGGTCAGCTTTACAAGCGTAACACCCAACTTCTGGTTTACCAGTTTCTCTACATCTAGTTTTTGGTTTTTCTCTAACTGGGTCCTCAATAGAATCATCTCCTGTTGTAGGGTCTGGACAACATCTTCCATAATTTGTCCAACTAGCTAAATTAGGATCATCATTAGGGTCAGATAATGCAAAGAAAGCCTCACAAGTCATTTTTTGTGTGGCTGGATCTAATCCTGCAAATTTTTCACAAGGGTCTGGGTCAATTGGGTTGTTATTACCGCCCGTACAGTTACTATTACAATCAGCCTCTGAAACATAAGGTCCTGTAAAATATGATTGGGGTTGATTTGGTGATTGAACACAATTACCTCCATTAGGATTAACATATTGACCTGTTGGATCACACCACCAGTCTCCTGTCGCTCCAGTTGTTGTTAATGGTGGAACATTAAGTGGTGGACAATTACATTCTGCGGCCATACACTGAACCCAGTTTCTTTTTTCTGTTTTTCTAGCAATTGCTATTGGTGTTAGTGGAGCCCCAGCATTTGGTTGATTAGGTCCCACAACTCCACCATTTAATTGGTTTGTTAACCAGTTAACTGCGCTTTGTAGGTGTTGACACCCTGCTTGGTTAAATCCTTGTTCTCTTAAACTTAACCACTGTGTCCAACTATTTTGTGCCCCAGTCTGTAAATGTGTTTGTGCACAAGAACCAGAAAATGAGAAATCACAAGTAGTCGTAGAACCAGTTGGTGTTGGTCCTCCTGTAGTACCTGTAAGAACTGGATTATTAGAACCACCACATCCCACTATATCTGGATGTGTTTGAGAATCGTACATTGTAACTCCATTTATAGTTCCACACACTCCATTTATATTAGAATTACTAAATCCTGAATCTGTTATTATTTGACCATTTTCACAACCATAACATGTCATTGGTAGAGGATTTGTAGTTCCTGTTTGTGTTCCTGGTCCTAGACATTGAGTTGATGTTGTATCGCTAATCCACGCAGTAGGACCTAAACTTAGGTAACTCATTTGCATTGGTACTACGGTCTGTACAATGAATCTTGTTGTATTAGGAGCCCCAAATGAATTTTGAATAGTCGTATTTACCGATGATTGATCTGGTAACTGTCCGTCTATAAGTACACAAGGATAGGTCCAAGTTGTTGGATTTGGGTCATTAGCTTCCTCACACTTAATTGCGGTAAGTCGCATACATTGATCAGCACCAGTAGCGACCCCGAAATATTGTCCCGCACTACCGTATTGCTCACTTAATAAACTTCTTTTATTTCTATTTTCAAAAAGTTTATTGGACTCCTCAATATGATTTCTTTTATTGTATTTTGCTCTTCCCATAGTTTTTTTTTCTAAAAAATGTATTATATATCTTCACTATGATCATATTCATGAGTCACAGTTGTTTTAGTTGGTTCCGGTTCCTCTACTGGAGCCGCACCTGGAGAAAAGCCTTCAGCTGCAGTAAAACCAAGTCCCGCCATTACAATCCATTGTAATGAGTTAAAAATGTTTTCGTCAATTGTAAAGTCCCAAAATAAGTTTGCAACATACCCAATTAACATAAATAATAAACAAAGAAAAGTAACAAATCTTTTGCTTGATACTTTACTTCCTCCACTTAACATATTTGTAAAAAAATTCATAATTTTTAATTTTTAATTTTTAATTTTTAACTAATCCCAGAACATCATTTTACCGACGATACCTAAAAGTACGACCCAAATAGACCATAGTACCTTTTGAGTTTTATTTCTGAAATCAGTGTTTTTATTTATTCTTGCAATAGCACCGTCATCCGGTCCTAATAACTGCTTTTTTATCATAGTTAAATCTTCTTGAATTTGTGACTGTCCATCTTTAAGATGTGCCATATCATTTTTCACTATTTTGATTTCACTATGTAAATGTTCGTTTGTTAGTCTAGCCATTTTACTTTAACCCTTCTATTAAATAGTGTAGTTTACTAATATCATTTACCACACTTTCATTGATGAACTCCATTTCTTTAACTTTTTTGTAACTCTTTTTTAAGTTTGTATGTAAATTAGGGTCATCGTTTTCTACTATATTAACCGAAAGTAGTTTTGTTGCTTTATCTTTATATTCGTTAAAAAGTTTTTCCTTTGTTTCCTTATATTCTAAAATTACCTTTAGTAGTTTTTTATCTGATTCAGTTAAATCACTGTATTTTTGGTTATATTTTTTACTAACCATTTTACTTACTAAAGCGATAGGCACTGAAGGTAAATCTTTATTTTCCTTAGTTTTATTTTTACTTAAATTTTCTTTAACTATTTGTCTTGACTCATATAAAGAGTTAACATTTTTAGCAGTATTCATTAAAAAACATAAGTTAGAAATTGATTCGTTGATACTATTCTTTTTTAACTCTCCTCCTATTTTTTCTAGTAAATTACCTAATTTTTTATTGGATTCAAAAATTTCACTAGGTTTATACTTTTTTAGTGCCTGAATATTATAATTAATGTATTCATTAATTTCTTTTTCAGCTAAAACTGATTCTTTAAGATTATTGAATATTGTGAATTGATCTGATAGGATATTATCAGTTTTGATTATTTTGATACACTCTTTTAGAATTGTACCACAATTTTTTTTATCACGAGAATATTTTTTAGATGCCACGAAATATATGGAATCAAGTAAATCACCAAAATTTTTCATACAGTATGTTTTATATAATAAATATAAAACTATTCCAAAAGTTTATCTAAATTCTCTTTTAGTGACTCTAGTTCTTCTTTAATTAAGTTACTTTTTGTGAAGGATGGTTTTTTTAGAGTGTCCACATCAACACTATTCACTAGTTTTTCATAATTTGTACCATCTTCCATTAATTCATCTGGAACTTCATCATCACCCCCTGTTGCTGGCGGAGTCGATGGTGGGGTTGTCATCATATCGTCTCCACCTGTTTCTTCATCTGACTCTCCATCAGGTAAATCTTCTCCATCTGCGGCAACACCATAAAGTTTATCCACTTTGTCAAAAACTCCGGTACTCTTTATTATTTCAGAAGTGTTTTCCATTTCTGCCGCTGCAGCTTTTTCCATTCTCTGTCTTTCTAGGTCTAAAAGAATATCATCGTCACTAAAACCTAAGATATTTTTCTTAGCCCAAGTCATAGAAGTTGCACCAAATCCATTTCCAGCGTCTGAAACTGAATCTCTATATAAAGCCACTTTTGATTGGAATTGTTCTATTTTTAACATTTCCGCCTGAGTAGAAGGATTATTTAATCTTAGAGTAAAATTCTCCAACTCATCTTCAAAACCTAAAATATAGAGATGTATTATTGCAATTTTATTTAATTCTTGGACCATAGATTGTTGAACTCTGTTAATTGTTCTAGCAAATCTAATATCTTGTAGTGCTAAATTTTTTCCTTCCCCTGCTGGTTCGTCAAATCCTAAAAATGGTTTAGGGATTCTTAATGCGGATAACATTTTTTTCTGTATATATTCTATGTCAGCGATTTGGTCTAAATTACCAGCTCCTGGTAACGTTTCAATTGGATTCGCTGCACCATCATTACGTACTGGAACAAAAAAGTCTTGGTCAACCGCTAAGGCGTTATACCTTAAATCTACCTGACCTGTGCTATTATCAACCGCATGAGTCCTCTTAAAATTATTAGCTATTTTTTGTACATATGCCTGTACGTCCTGATCATCAATATTACCAACGTTAATCTTAAATACTCTTCTTTCTGGTGCCCTTGTTACACGATAAATCATCATCGCATCTTCTGATAATAATAATTGCTTCCAAATCCTACGTACTTTTTCTAATAAAGAAGTACCATAAGGTAATCTTCTATCATCTCCTAATAACCTAAAGTGAGCAACCTCCCAAGCGTTAAATGATATTGATTTGTTTCTCCACTCAAACTTAATATTTTTATCTTTTTCTTCTTCTCCCTCAACACCATAAGTACCAGCTTTACGAGAAGTTAAATAACTACTTTCATCCTTTCTCTCTATCTCAATATTGGGTAATTGTGAAGCCCCAATAATTCCTTGTTTAGGGTCTATTTTAAGATATACAAAATTATCACCATACTTACATGTATTTCTAGTCCATGCTGGTAATACAGCATGTAAGTCCAAAATCTTGTGAAAAAGATTATCTAAAATATCTTTTATTCTACTAGAGTCGGATTCTACTGTTAAAAGTGTACCGCTCTCATCTGGAGTACAACTTTCTTCGGCGTAGATATCTAAAGCCGCGGCAATTTCCGGAGTAAACTCCATAGACTCGAAATCATAAAACGAGGCTAGACGAGTAGTTTCATAATATATTGCTTGGTTATAAAGTTCACTATCTACTTTATTCCATTGATTTTTTAGAAAAGCTGTTTGTTGTGCTTGAAGTTTTTCTTGGTCAAATTCAGCTTTAGATGGTGTTTTTAATATTATTTTACTAGGATCAACATTGTAGGTTGGTACATCTCTTCTCATAGCACCCGCACCAAATACTTGTTGTAATCTCTGATATATTGTTAAATTTTTATCGGCCATTAATTTATCTTATTTTAATATAAATAGTTATAGATAATGATAAACTAAAAAGTTCATAAGATAAACCCTAATTACGTCTTCTTCCCATCATACCACCAAATAACCACCCATGTTCTCTATAAAGTTGTCCAGGATTGGGGTTCATCGGACCAAAAGGATTCATAGGGTCTGGTATATTTCTCCTAGGAGTGTTTGGATTTGGATTATTAAATGATTGAGTCATTGACTGTTTTTCTTGTGCTGGTTTGATTGAATTTATGTGTGGATTCTCTTTTTCTGAGGTCATCCAACTGTCTATCATCGCAGCGGTATGATTCCTATTTTTTTCAATTTCCTTAAATGTGGTATTAGCCACATATAATCCCATACCTAACGCCCACAAAAGATCATCGTGATAACCTACCATATGGTCAGGTCTTCCATTTCTAAAAACAAAGGTTGTCATTTCGGCAATTGTTCTTTCAGATCTTATTTTTACTCTATTTGTCCTAACCGACTCTTCTAATTCACTAACAACTATCCTTCTATTAGAGTCAATATTAAAACCTGGGTTTTTATTTTTATCACCATTTGGATAATGAAGTTGCGAATAACCCATTTCCTTTAACTTTAAGGATGTCGGTAATCCTACCCCTCCTGTTATATCTATTACAACATAAGCGTTATAACGATTACCTACTTGCCAAACATAATTCGCCAATTCGTCAGGTGGCATCTTTCCATAATATTCAGCAACTTGTTCCTCCCCCTCATCACTATCTAAACAAATAATACTAAAAGCACTGAAGTCGTCAGACTGTCCAGTAGACACATCAACTCCCATTACATACTTTTTACCGGGTTCAGGATCTTTCCATATCCATAATTCTCTCTGGAATCCCTCTTTTCTTACTGGTTCTCTTTTATTTTCTTTTTCTTGTAGAGTTATCCACTCTTTATCAATAACAGTTTCACCTGAACCTAGAAAATCACAATTTATTTCTTGATTTACTAGTCGCATATTTCCGTTCATTTGTCTTATCATCTCCAAATACCACGGTGCTGTTGGGTTAAATCCATTTCTTACATATTCTGCATACTTTTCAAAATTTTGACTTTCATCATGTATGGTTTCCTCACCTTCTTTTTCCCATTTCAAATCCTTGTTAAACCTAGGGTCTTCATACCAACGCATTTCTACAATCTTAAAATCATTTTCTGCTTTTTTAGCACCATCATATGTAGTGTGATATATAGGATCGTACCCATTTGGTGTGGATACTAAAATTGCGTCCCCACCTGTTGATAGTGAAGCTTGGCAAGCCGCCCAAACATCTTGTCCTCCTTCAATAAAGGCAGCCTCATCTAAAATTAATAAAGAAGGTGTATAACCCCTTAAAGCATCGGCAGAAGTTGCTACAGCTTTAATTTCACAACCATTAGTAAATCTTACGTGTTGTTTGGAATTAGTATCCCCAATATCAACAGAAACCCATTTAGGCAACTGAGAGTGAAATACCTTAGCCTTGTTTAAGAATTCCATTGCTGTTTCTCTTTTATTGGCTAATATTAGAACCTTTTCTGGATTATCTGCGTGTGCAAAAGTCACTAACCAAGTAATATAAGCCGCCGTTAATGTAGATATACCAGCTTGTCTATATTTTAATACTATGTTATAACGATTTTCCTTAAATGATTTTATTGCCTCTAATTGTTTAGGAAACGGCTCAAACTTTACGTAAGTTTGTTTTGTTTTGTCAAAAGTTTCTAGATAATTAGCAATGAAATATGCGGGGTCTGATTTACACTTAGCCCATAGCATTAAAGTCTCTAATTTCTTATTTTTCATCTTTTCTCCCATATACTATAAATATAAAGGACTTAATAACACTTATAAAGATTTATGATTGGTCTTTTAGGAACTGTAATTCTTCTGGTGTTAAAGACTCCATACCACCATCTGATATTTTATCTAAAAGTGTATCTATATCCATTTCTTGTTCTATTGGTTCACTTCCAGCTGGGAATAAATCATCAATATCAATTTCTTCAGACCGACTCGGTAACGTTCCAACTTCTTCATCATCTCCATATTCACCTGTTGCCTCTTCATAATCATCTTGTTGAATTTCATCCCTAATTTTTTTGGCTAGATTTACCATCATTTGTTTTCCTTTTTCACTTCCAGATTGTACTTCTTTCATAAACGATAAAAATTCTTTTGCTGGCATTTGAATTATCTCGGTATAAAGGTGATTTTTAACATCAAAGTCGTCCGCACCGATTGCATCAATAAATCTTTCCCATAAACCAGGTCCTAATCTTAAGTCCCACATTTCGTCTTCTAAAAAGTCAGCCTTATCCATAACTTTTTGTCTTAATTCTTTATCACCAGGTAAACCATGTAAAGAAAGATATTCCATAACACCTTTATGTAATTCATGAACTAAAACAGGAAAGGTCATTCCTTTAGCCACTACTGTTGGTGGTGTAGTAGAAAGGTCTATTTTTTCTTTTCCGAACACTGGAGCACCTTCTCCTCCACCTGCACCCATCATATCTGGCATAATCCAATACATTAAATCATTTGCTGAAATTACAACACCATAAAGATTCATTAAAGTTGGGTCTATTTCATTTAGTTCATCGCTAACCATGTGGTATAGATATAAAGATTTTTTAGCCGAACCTTGCATCATTGAATTTATGAATCTTCTTTTAGCCACCTCTAAATCTAATTCCTCCATGTGTTCTAGAGTTTGTTCTTCTTGTTCCAAATTCTGTTCTTGATTCTGAGGTTTTTTTCTCATATCGTCTTTACTAAGTTTTTTCATACCTGTAATTTCGGCATCAAATTGTAATGAACCCTCAGGTACATTCAAATCTTTAGTAACTATTTCTATTGCTAAGTCTTCTAATCTTTGTTTATTACTCGCCTCAATTCTTAAAGTATTTTGTAATGACTGCATCATCATACCTTGTAACTGCATTAAATTTTGCATATCGGTAGCGTTACCTTCAATACCCGTATATCTCTTAAAATTATCAACAACCGTTTTGAATCTATTAGTTGCTATTAACTCCTCATAGTTATTAACTACGTCATCATCATCGACTTTTGGAAAACCTGGGAAATCTTTACCGAATGCTGTGTCCTGAGTTGATAATTTTCTTTCAATATCAGGATTTATCCTTTCTGGTCTATCACCATAGTCAATAGGAGCTTCAGTAATATATGGTGCAGAAGATTTGGTTAAATCTTTTTTCTTATATATTTTTCCGTTTGCACCTCCTCTGGTAGTTAACTCTGAAAGATACTCCAATAATTTTCCTTTTTTCATTTTAGGGTTTATATTTTCCATAGGTCCTATATTTGTTGGGTTAAAGCTTTTACTTTGGAAATCTGTCATACTATCTCTTGGTATTTGACCTAATCCAAATCCTGGATTAGAATTTACTCCCCACACTTGTATTTCTTTAACTTTCTTCTTTTTATTCTTTTTCTTTTTTTCCGGTAATTTACTAAAATCTTTAGTATCGTCCCCAAACTCTTTTGCCCATTTTTTCCATTTTTTACCTTCTTTTCCTTTTTCATTTGCCTTTGCGTGAAAATATCTTGCCTGCGCTTTGGATTTGAATTCCTCTTCCATGTTTTGAGATGGGGTTTTTTGAGTTTTTGGGTCGTCGTATCTTGAACATTTCTTCTTACATTTTTTCATACTTTTGAAACATGGGTCTATACACTCGGATGATCGTTGTTGCATATGCATACAGCGTGACTTATTAAACGCATTACCTCCCTCCCAAACATCATACTCAAAACAACAATAACATGAAGCCCATTCCTTCTCTAACAACAAATTATTTGCCTCTTCTCCTTCTGTAATCTCCTCAACCCCTAAATCATCAATATCATACATATGTTTTTCTTCGTCATCACCTCCTGTTGATGTTGGCTTTGCATGAACAACATTTGGGTCTTGGGGTCCAAAATCACCAATTACCTCACAATCCCATCCCATCCCATTGTGTCCAATGGGTGATCTACAATAACATCCGTGTGGAAAAACATTCCCCCAATACTCACACCAAACCTGTCCTGACGCACAAGATGTTCCTTTAGTATGAGGGTAACAATTCTGAATTTCTTTTAATAAACGAGGAGAGGTACCCTCTTTAATTGTGTTACTATAATTTACTTGGTATCTTTCTTCGCCTAAAGTTTCCGGATCTTCTCCTAATTCTGGTCCACCACTATCAAAGTCAAAGGCTCCCCAATGAGAATCTGAATCTCCATAAAAAGTATCAAATCCTTCATCATCTAATTGTGGTTGCGAACCTAGAGGTCCTTTACTTTGGAAGGTATACCCACTACTATCACCATCTTCTACATCAGGATAACCTCCTTGTAATCCACTCATGACATCCTCAGCAATTTGTTGGGCCGATTGTAACCTAGCTAATTTTGTTGACCAGTTTTGTACCTCTCTAGTTTTACTTTCAATACGTTTTTGCCAAATAGCCTTTTCCTTCTCAATTTCTGGATTAGGTGGTGGAGTCCCTTGTGGTGGTTGTGTATTTTGTCTATTCTGTTCCTTCATGTTTTATGACTCTGCTGTTAAATCTGCTAATGCATTATTTAATGTTTCTATTTCTTTAGTTTTAGCTGCTATCTTATCATTCCAACTTTTACTCTCTAAAGCATTTTGGTACTGTTTCTTAATACCATCCAATTGTTTAATTAATTCTTGATATTGTTGTTTTAATGGAGCAATTGGATCGTCCTGCTCATTAATCATAATATTTAACTTACGTAATCCCATTTAGTTATTAATGTCTAGTTTAATTTCGTTAATATTATTCAGTACAATATCTCTACTATATAATTTATCTTCTACTGATTTTCTTGATTCTCCATAATGAAAAGAAAGTCTTTTAATATTTTCCATTCCCTCAAAATCATCTTCTAATTTTTCCCAACCTAAAGCAATTATATTATCAACAGCGTCATAAACTCCAAAATAGTTAGACTCTTGAATTACTTCTAATGTTATTTCTTTTGTGGTTAAAGACCCAACTGATTTTACATATTGTGAGTCCGGTGGTGAAGGATGTCCATCTGATGGAGTCTTATCCCAAGACTCACCATCTACTAAACTTAAATTACCTTTACTAGTAAAAATAAATTCATATAAATTTTCTCCCTTGTAGTTGACACCCATTTTATTTATATAACAAAGAAAAAACTCCATATTTAAGTTTTTTAATTTTGTCGTGTATCAATATAAGAATCTACCGTATTTTGTACAAATTGCCTAAGAGAGTTAACTATACCTTCGTCATTACTCCCACCAGCTTCACCATCTCCGTATAACATATCTTCTTCCATCTGGTCAAATTCTTCAAAATCATCAAGATCTAATTCTTCGTCTCCCATTCCAGTATCTAAACCATCTATTTCCATTTCAGTATCTTCTTCTTCTTCAGGACCACCTACTGGTAGTTCTGGAATATCAGGTGTTCCTGGTTCTTCTTCACCAGTACCAGCATTTTTAACTTTTTTAATAATTTCTAATTTATCTTCGTTATTTAGTTCTCCTAAATTTAATGCCGAAAATACTGAGTTTACAACATATTTCGTTAATTCAGTATCAACTACTTGTTCCGCTTCTCCTTGACGTAAAGCTTGTCCTAACTTACCTGTTAAAGATTGTATTTCTTTTTCCGGTGATTCTTCACCTCCACCTAATTCTCTTTCTATCGACGCAACTTCAGCATCAAAATCCATTTCTCCCGAAGGAGGTGCTGTTACATCATCAGTACTAGTTGGTCCAGGTCTTGGACTTGGCATTGGTCTATCCATTGGTTCTGGTGTCGGTGTTGGCATTGGTCTATCCATTGGTTCTGGTGCTGGTGTTGGTTCTGGTGTTGGCATTGGGCTTGATTTAGCCGGTGGTGGTGGAGGAATTTCTCCGGTTCCTGGTGCCGCCCCAATGTCTCCAGTTGGCATTCCTGGTTTACCTTCCGGGGCCGCTGGAACATCAATAGTATTATCAATATCTATTTCATCTTCTATGTCTAGACCTTCTTGTTCATTTTGACGTTGTTTTAATTTTAGTACAAATCTTTTTTCCTCAAATAAATCCATACCTTGTTTGTAATTTGTTGCCTCATTTAATGAACCAAACATTAAATTCATTTGTTTTAATGCTTCTGAATATGAATTATACCTAAAATCAGTTTTATTAGCCAAACCATTTATATATTCGTATCCCCCTCCTTTTTGTTCTTTAATAATATAATGAGCGTTTTCTTTTATCACACCATATATTTTTCCGTTAGATGCAAATGCTTCTTTAAGAATTTTAGGGTTTTTTGTTTGTTTAGAAGAACCCATAGCATTCATTAATTCATGCATTCTTGATATTTGTGATTTTCCTTCTAATTTACTGTTCATTGTCTGTCTTTTTTTGCTTTATTTTTATACTGGTAATCTATTCGCCCCTCTTGCTGGGATAACTACGTTTTGGAACGCTGGTGACCCTAGCACTTCTATTTTATTTTGAGTACCTGTCCATATTGTATTACCTGACCCACTACCACAAGGATTACAATCGTAACACATTGCCATTACAGCTCCACCATTCCACCCTATAATGTCATAACCGGTAAAAGAGAAATCAAGAGTATCACCTATAGCGTTACCTACTGGTAGAACTACATTAGCACCACCTGTATCTTCTTGTTTTAATGTAACTGTTGCACTTGCCACTCTAGCGACTAATTTAGTACATGTCCACGCACTAAACGATCGTTGTGAGGTAGTACCGTTAACAGTAGACCCTGTTGTTAAAGCAACCAATTCTCCAACTGGTATAGCTGTAGTTGGTATTCCTGAATTATAATTTGTTATTCCCGCCATTTTAATTGTTTATTATATAAATATGTTTATTTCTTGTTATATTCTTTTATTGTCATCTTTTCATCATATGAATCTTCTTTCATATCATTTAACCTTCCAATATAACCACTTCTTCTTAGAACTTTGAACACCAAATTCTCGATAGCATACTCACCACCTTCTTCCAAACCAATACCTCTATACTTCTTTAGTTTTTCCTTAAGTTTGTCTACCATCTTAATAACTTTTTCATATTTAGATTTTTTATATAACTTTTCAATATTATCAATTTGTTTTGCCCAAGACTTTGATTTTTTATAAACCTCATTCTTATCAACATTTGCTTCTATTTGTTCAGGTTTGACTATCCATTCGTCATTCATCACTGAATAAACTCCTGTCGATAAATGAGTTTCTCCTGCGTCTTGTGCATAAACTTCAACCTCATAATCCTTTATTGTAATATCGTGTCTGTTATTCCATATAGTTTTTTTCATACTAAAAAAATCTTCAACCAATTCATGATCGGCATCGATATCATCATAGTTAACAATTAAATGTAAATCGAAGTCAGAATATTTAGAATAATTGTAGTTTGAGAGACTACCCGTTAAAGTAACGTCTAGTAATGGGATATCTACTTTTATGAATTCAAAAAAATCTTCAGCGATTTCCATTAATCTTTCGCGTATTTCCGATTTCATAGTATAATTTTCACCATCTTTTTCCCAAACTTCTGGTGAAAGAGTATTACTAGTAATTGCGGTACTTGAGGCCGCCTTCGTTAAATCTGTATTTTCCATATTATATAAATATTAAATAAATACTTTAACAACTAGGTGGGGGTAATTATTTAGGATTTGGATTTTCGGAATCTATTATACCATCAATTTTACTGTTTCTTTGCATCATTCTGTTTATAGACTCAACTAGTTTTTGAGTATCAACATCGGCAACTTTATTAGTTGTGAATTTATTCCTTATATGTCTATTAAGAAACTTACCTTGACTTTGGTCACGTTCAAATTGTTCAAAAATCTTTAGTGGGACATCTACATATCTGTAAACTGCCCCTCGGTTAAAAACAATATCTAAATCTTTGGTTTTAACATGATAAATAGATTTGAGAATATTGGAGGACTTAAAATATGATTCTATTATATCTTTTTTATCTTTTACTTTTTTAATTAACATAGTTTATATTTTTTCTAAATTTGTTCGATAAGATTTTATCTTGTCTAAGTTATAAATGTCTCCTTCTTGATGTCCTTCTTTAAGTGATATTATAATTATAAAATTTCCCGATATTAACATAGCAGAATTTTCATAAGTTACTTTATGTTGACTTTGGGTCTCTGGAGATTTAACAATCAACTCGATTTGTTTATATATTTTACTTTTATCTTTTGTAATAGGGTCTATCATGATTAAATATTTATTTAATAAAAAATAATAAAATTCTTTAATAAATAAATTCTTTATAAAGAATAGTTTTTTTAGTATATTTTAACCATATGAAAGAATTACACCCAATAAAAGAGATTATTAAGATAGGTTTAGACTCAGCCGCGAATTATAAGGCCGATTTTATTAGACCCATTCATCTTTTTGTCGGTCTTTTGAAACACCAAAGAAATGAAGCCTGTGAAGTTTTATTAAATATAGGTGTTGATCTAGATAGTGTGGGTAATCTTTTAGATGAGTTATTAACTATCGATGAGAATGAACGTACTCTTTCATATGTTATCCCCTTTACGACTGAGGCACAGTCTATATTAGATAGGGTGAATGATGAAAGAAAATTGTTAAAAGATAACAAAATAAACTCTCATCACCTCATGTTATCAATTTTATCCCAAAAAAGCTCGGGTATTTCACGTTTTTTGCTTAAATTTGGGGTTGAATATAAAACGTATAAAAAAGAACTATTAAGTATGAGTATGATGTATAATGAAGAGCCGTTTGGCCAAGAGGAACAATCCTCTCCAAAAAAGACTATAAAAGAATCAAGTAATACCCCTATATTAGATGCATTTAGTATTGATGTAACAGAAGAGGCCAAAAATGGTACTTTAGATAAAGTGATAGGTAGAGAAAAAGAAGTTGACCGTATCGCACAAATATTAAGTCGGAGAAAGAAAAACAATCCAGTATTAATAGGTGAACCTGGAGTTGGTAAGTCATCTATCGTTGATGGGTTAGCCACAAAAATTATTACAAAAAAATGCCCTAGACCATTAATGGGTAAAAGAGTAGTGGCTTTAGATTTAACATCTTTGGTAGCTGGTACTAAATATAGAGGACAGTTTGAGGAAAGAATTAAAGGTCTTTTGGATGAGGTAAGAGGAGATAAAGACATTATAATGTTTATTGATGAACTTCACACTATGGTGGGTGCGGGTAACTCTTCGGGTTCTATGGACGCTGCAAATATTTTGAAACCGGCACTCTCTAGAGGACAAATACAATGTATTGGTGCCACAACTCTAGATGAATATAGAGAGCACATTGAAAAAGATGGAGCTTTAGAAAGAAGATTTCAAAAAGTAATGGTAGAACCACCTTCAAAAGAAGAAACCCTTACTATATTACATAATATAAAAAATACATATGAAGATTATCACAAAGTATCTTACACCGATGAGGCAATAAAAAAATGTGTTGAGTTATCTGAAAGATATATTACTGATAGAAATTTTCCTGATAAAGCGATTGATGTATTGGATGAAGCTGGTGCTTGTGTCGCCGTAAACGCAAGACCTCCTAAAAAAATAGAGGTCACCGAAAAAAAATTAGGAAGTATAAAAGAAGAGAAGAATAGAGTAGTGATTTCCCAACAATATGAAAAAGCAGCTAATCTTAGAGATAAAGAAAAAAACCTAAAAACAGAATTAAAAAAATTAATTAAAGAGTGGGAAGTACAATTACAAAAAAATAGGTCTATTGTGGGTGAAGAAGAAATATTAGATATAATTGCAACTTCCACAAACATACCAGTAACAAAACTTAATGAAGATGAATCAAAGAAATTATTAGAAATTGATTCTACACTACAAAGTGCTATAATTGGACAAGATCGAGCGATTACTAAAGTATGTAAAGCCCTTAGAAGAAATCGTGTTGGTATTAAAAATCCTAACAAACCTATAGGTAGTTTTATGTTTTTAGGACCAACTGGGGTTGGTAAAACTGAATTAGCTAAACAATTAGCAATGGAAGTTTTTGGTACCGAGGATAGTTTAATACGTGTAGACATGTCAGAATACGCTGAAAAATTTGCGGCAACTAAAATGATTGGTTCACCTCCAGGTTATGTTGGTTATAATGAAGGGGGACAGTTAACAGAAAAAGTAAGACGTAAACCATATTCTTTAGTCCTTTTTGATGAGGTTGAAAAAGCCCATCCTGATATCTTTCACTCTTTACTACAACTACTAGATGAAGGTTTTATGACTGATGGTATGGGAAGAAAAGTAAATTTTAGAAATTGTCTAATTGTCATGACTTCAAATATTGGTATGAGAGAGGTTGAGGAATTTGGTGAAGGGGTTGGTTTTAGAACTTCCAACACTAACGATGATTATGAGGAAAGAGTACAATCAATAATCGATAAAAACTTAAAAAAGAAATTTAATCCAGAATTTATTAATCGTCTTGATGATATTGTTATCTTTAATAAACTAACTAAAAATAATATTGGTAATATTCTTGAGGTTCATTTAGGATTACTTAAAGATAGAATGGACGAAATGGGTTATAGTATAAAAGTTAACAAGAGCGCTAAAGATTTATTGGTTGAAAAAGGTTATAGTGAAAAGTATGGAGCTCGCCCTATGACTCGAGCAATTTCAAACTATCTAGAAGATGCAATAGCAGAAGAAATGTTAAAATCTAAAGTAAAAAAAGGTTCAAATCTTTCAATCAGCTATGATAAAAAAACAAATAAAATTAAAGTTAAAGTAAGTTAAACGAATATTCTTACTTTTTGCAATATTTATTAATAAAATATAAAACATGGCTAAAACTATCGTAAAAAAGAAAGACCTTCAAAAATTAATCTCAGAATCCATTAAAAAAGGTGCTAGATTAACAAAAAAGGTCCCTGCAATTAATACTGTGTATTTGAATGAAGAGATTAATAAAGTACATAATAAAATAAGAATTGCAATTGTTAAAGAAGGTATAAGAAATCTAGATATAAGATCATATAAACCGGTTCTTTCTGAATCTTTTTACGGTACAGGTAGTAACCGTCATCACCCAGGAGAATCTGCAGCGGCTGGATTAGAAGAAATTATAAAAGGACTTAAAAAAGCTTATGAAATGGTGAAAGATAACCAAACTGGTAAAATGATTGCTAATAGTATAGTTAGATTAAGTAACACCATGTCAGTTATCGGAACTTATATGGGATCAGGAAAATCTCAAAGAGGTGTAGATGATTAATGTTTATATAGTCAATTAAGTGACATTCCTTATCCTGATGTTGAGGCGGCTGAAGAGGGAGATGAAAAAGCAGTAGAAAGAATGCAAAAATCATTCTTAAAAGGAATGGAATAAATAAAAATATTATTAAAATAAAAAAACCCCTTTTGGGGTTTTTTTTATGCTTCGTCTCTATCTTCTTCGGTAATCTCTCCACCACCACCTAAGAAAATATTTATTAGGATTAAAGGTGTTAAGAATGGTGACTTTAAGTAGTGAACGAAAATATAAAAATTGAACCATCCGTTACTCGGAGTATTTCCTCTCTTCTCTTCAAATCTTAAGTAATTATCGTATAACATTTCTTCATTAACTTGGATAAAGTAAGTCATTACAAGTGCTGAGATTAAAAGATAGTAAAGGATGTATTCAAACATAGTATTTATTTTTATATTGTTAATATTAGAGTAAAGATACAATAATTATTTGATAATACCAAATTAAATGGATAAAAAGACTTTTAGAATAATACTATCACTTTCATTATTGGGGTGTCTGTTATATTATACGATGACTCTTTCACAAAAGTTTCAATCAAAAGTAGAAAATTTAAGAGAAGATTTAGAAAACACAAAACAAGAATTCTATTGTACGATAGATAGTATAAATCAGATATACCAAAGTGCTTTAGATTCTCTACCTCTGGGTTCCCCTCTCGACACAATTTTAATTTCTTCTAATTATGGAATTAGGAAAGGTCCTTTAGGTGGGGGATGGAGAATGCATTCTGGTATTGATCTAAAAGGAACGATGTGGGACACAGTCTACGCAACAGGGAGTGGATTTATAAGTATGGCTGGGTGGAACGCTGGATATGGTAACTGTGTAAAAATTGACCATATAGAAGGGTATTCGAGTAAGTACGCTCACCTATCTAGAATGTTTGTAAAAAAAGGAGATTTTGTAATTAAAGGATCCCCTTTAGGGAAATGTGGGAGTACGGGTGCGAGTACAGGTCAACACCTACACTATGAAATAAATATTAATGGAAAAACTGTCGATCCCTATCTATTCTTGCTCTTTGATTCTATTCTTAAGGACAGCAATAATACCTTGTTGGAAATTCAATAACATTTCTTTTCTCATTTCTTTAGGTAAGTACATAATTCCACTAATGTTAGTTATACATTTATGACCTCCCGAATTTGCTTGTATAATGTCCCAAGCAGAAACCCAACCTGATTTTAATATTTTTTGTTGTTTATCAGAAAGTTTATTCTGAGGTTTATCCATTATATCCTTAAATAGATTAGCATAACTAGAGTCTTGGTTTAGATTTATTCCTCTTACCTTATCACCATAAAAAGCCTTTAGGTCAGCCAAACCAAATCCAGCACTAAATTCTTGTGTTTTACGTTCACTTGTCCATTTAATCCTATCTACTGTTATTTTTTCATTTTCTAAAACAGTTTTATATTTGTTTAACACCTCTTGAGCTATCTCACCTAAATTAATACCTTTTAGACTCCTCTCTTCCTTAAATGGATTACATGAAGCTTGCACTAAACCCATGGGCCACGCAATTACAAAAAAGTTAGCATCGGGATGGTTCTTAAATGGTACGTAACGATCATAAGACCCCGGTTTCATTAAATAACCACCACCATACTGTGAAATAATACCATCTTCATATTTAACTTTTTCACTATCTTTTTGTCTTTCTATATAATCTGTTTGGTTTTGTAACATCTCTTCTGGTGTCGCATAACCTTTTTCGGCCGCTATTTTTTTAATATTAATTAATATGTTTAGAAGTGATGGTGAAGAATTCATAACTAAACTTTCTAAAAAATCAGGTTTATTCTTATAAGCCAATAATAATTTATTAGTTAATAAACCTATCATTTTTTTATTTTCTGTAGAAGATTTTTGTTTATCGATGTTTAACATAAAATTCATAACATCTTCTGGTTTAATTCCATGTTTAACAAAATCTGCCGAATCAACAGCCGAAATCATTGCGATATCTTCATTAGGGAAAATATCTTGAGGACTAACTACTTGTGAAATTGTCTCCACATTAGAACGAGCCCCTCTAAATTGTGTAGAGGTATCCTTCTCCACACCAGATTGAGAATCGTGATGATCCGTATGAATTGTAAATTGTGGTTTACCGTGGGCGAAATCAACAAGAACTGGCATAATATCTCCTGTCGCATCAGGTTTTTTAACTTGGAATTCTTTTTCTCCATATTGTATCACATGGGAGTCAACGGTCTCAATTCCGTTATTTTTTAGGTATTCCCTCATTGCAATCGCCGTTGCGACCCCATCAGTATCTTGGTGAAAATATATTTCAGCTTTCGGATATCTTTTAGATAATTTTTTGATATCTCTAATTCCGGTTTCTTTTAATAAAACCCTATCGATTAAGGAGTCAATTTCCGATTCTGTTAGTTTTAGTCGTTTCATATAAAGATAAATATCTCATACTTTATCTTTATTTTTTAAGCTCTAAACATTCTTGTTTTTTCTTAGTAGTTAAAGCTGAAGAAACGTTTGAGACTAACTTTTCTAAAATTAAATATGGGTCTCCATTACTAGCCGGTCTTCTATCTTCTAAATAACCTCTCCAGTTATTTTTTACTGTTGAAATTGGAATCCTTATACTGGACCCTCTATCACTCACTCCATAACTAAACTTATCTATGGATTGTGTTTCGTGTAATCCGGTTAACCTTTTTTCATTATCATTACCATAAACCTCGATATGTTCTTGGTGATAAAATCCTAAAGTGTCACAGATTGAGTTAAACATTTCTTCACCTCCTTTATCTCTAGTTTCTTTAGTTGAAAAATTAACATGCATTCCCGATCCGTTCCAATCTCCTTCTATTGGTTTCGGTTTTATATCAACAACTACCTGATATCTTTCCATTGTTTTAGTTAAAATATATCTAGAGAGTATTAAATCATCGGCAGCTTTAAGTGAGTCCTTTCCCATTAGTTGGTATTCCCATTGTCCTATCATAACTTCCGCATTTATTCCCGTAATATCTAATCCGGCATCTAAACATAGGTCTAAGTGTTCTTCAACCACATCCCTACCTTCTATATTTTGTGAACCAATCCCACAGTAGAATTCTCCTTGAGGTTTTGGGTAACCTAGTGTTGGAAATCCTAAAGGTTTACCTTGAATATTTGTTAATACGTATTCCTGCTCAAAACCAAACCAGAATTGGTGTTTTTTAGATAACTTACTTAATTCTCTTAATTTATGTCTAGTGTTACTTTCATGGGGAGTCCAGTCTGGGTTAAGTACCTCACATAAAACTAGGTATCCTTCTGGTCTAGTTGGATCTTTAATCATATACACTGGTTGTAGTAAACAATCCGAATTATCTCCTGTTGCTTGTTTTGTAGAGCTACCATCAAAGGACCAAACTGGTAAATTCTCAACCTTTAACCCATCCTCCAACTCCTTACTGTCTAAAATTTTCGTTTTACTTCTTATGTTTTGTTCTGGGTTATAACCATCCAACCAAATATACTCTAGTTTAATTTTACTCATCTTTTTATTTTTGTTTTAATATTTTATTAATTACAATAATAATAAGGTATAAAAACTAACTAGTCAATAAACTGTTATTTGAATTTGCCTTCTACTTCTATTTCCATTCTTTTTTCGTCAGCAAAATCATGAAAATCTTTTAGGGTGTACTCACCGAACTCTTCAAAAGGGATGTCGTTACTAGAAGCACTTGCGTTGGTGTCAATACGGGCGACTTTACCTAAAGGACTTACCCAAATTAAATAAATTTTTGTAGTGTTACCCCACCCTCCAGGTTTTGTTAACCTAATCTTATTAAACATTTTTTTGAATTTTTCAAACATTTCGTCTGGGAAACTCCTATTTCTTTTTGAAGTTCCACCTACAAAATGTTCTCTTAAAAATTCTTCTTCTAAAGGACTATTTTTTTTGAATCTAGATTTTAACTTTTCGAGGATGTTTGCAAAAGTTTCACCTACTGTTATAGTGGCTAAATAAGCCAACATTCTAGTAACTATATCTTCTACTTGGTCGATAGAACCTCCCATGTTTAACATTATTTCTGAAAGTGTAGATATAACAGGTACGATAAAAGCAAAACCCATAATTTTCGACAAACCTCTTACTGACATTCCTGCCGTACCAAGGACATTTTCGGCCAAACTTTCAAAACTACTAACAAAAGAAAGTACTTTGCTAAGTGCTTTACCTAAACCTTCATCTTTAAGAGTTTTCACTAATTTTTTTATCCCTTCCTTATTACCAAAAACTATCACACCTACAGCCGCTATTGTAAGTGCTACTATTTGAATTTCGTTTAGATTTGGAAACTCTCCCGCTATTAACTCTGAGGTAGGACCTACAAGTGCCGTAATCCCAGCGCCGTATGTAAACATAAAAGATAAATCTATTCCAAATTGGTCACCAACTCTTTTAATTAAATTTTTAGCCTCGTCCGGATCTTTTTTCATGAATTCGTGTAGATACTCCTCATGAAGAGATTTTATTAATCTTTCATTAGTGCCATTTAATAACCTAAGTTGTTCTTCTGTAATTACTATTTTACCCATTATACGTCTACCAATTCTATTTTATCACCTATACTTATATTATAATTATCAACACCACCACTAATCAGTTCAATAACTTGATTTGCATTAACATCTCCATAACTTTCACATTCTTGTTTTTCACAAGGTTGTACGTCTTTATCATAATCAACAACTTCCCCATCTACCATATAAACTATATCTAGCGGTAGAAAAGTATTTTTCATCCACATCGATATTGGTACAATATCGTCCCATAAGAACAACATCCCTCTGTTTCTAGGATAAGAAGTCTTATACATCATTCCTTTTTGTTTTAAGAATTCTGTATCTGCAACATCTAATTGTATTTCTCTTCCATTTACTATTGCTTTTGGGTCACTATACGGTTTTTCGAATTGTTCGTTTAGAGTATCTTTCTTTTTAGGAAAACGATAAATATCCGCATCTGGAAGTAGTGCCATAGGTGTCATACTTTCTGGTCCCATAATCCAGTTTACTAAAATCTTATATGCAAAATCTCCAGGTTTACCTTCAAAACCCATTACCACTCCTTTTGTTTTAACTGGAATACTGTAAGGGTCATCCATGTAGAGTAATTCAATAACATCTCCTTCAACTACATCTGGATTAAGGTCTGGATTATTTTCTACATTATCAAATCCTTGGTGTTCATTCATTTTAACTTTTATATTAAATGGTCCTTTATCTAATCTTGGTTTAAGTATAGTTTTTTTAATTTTTTTGGATCCTTGTGGTATTGCTGTTTCACTTTCTTCTGGTGAAATATCAGACAAGTGAACATTACCTCTGTGTTGGTGGATAATGTCAAAACCATCATCTTTATATAAATCTGAATTACCTAAATTATCACTTCCGTCTAGGGTGAAGAATCCTCCTTGTTCTCCTGTATGTTTTTTCTGGTCGTCCCCAACACCTTCTGATATTGTAGGTATATCTGGTATTTGCTCCTTTTCATTTGCATCTTGGATGTTTGTTTCGTATGCTTCATAATCTCCCCAATCATAAGTTTCCAGATCTCCACCCCAATCATGAAATTCGCTATGACCTTTTTCTTCGGCATCCTCATTATCAAATGCAAGTATTTCTGCACTACCGGACTTGTACTCAACCTGTGACCCTGTCTCATCCACATCCACGTCATAGTACTTAATCATATTTCTTTCAGGATCTTCCATAGTATAATCTCCTTCTTCGTTCCAATTATCTAAAGCATATTTTGCGTATTGAGTTGATATCGCCACTTGTTCCATTGAGCTAGTCGGTATCCCAAACATTTTCATAAGTTTGAACCATTTTCTAGATACATCTCCGTATTGTGGTGTTTCATCTGTTAACCTTTTAAGTTCTTTTTTAGTGAAATTTTTATGTACATGTTTTAATACTAAAAGTTCTCCTTTATCAAATTCTCTATTAATGAAAAATCCATAGTCTTCATTAATCGTTCTATCTTCGGTTGGTTTCAAATCCTCTACCTCGATACCCCTTTTTGGTTGTAAAGGTGGTTCTAATAAAAACTTTTGGTTTAGGTAATCCCTTAATAAATTCTCAACAAACCAATCTGGAACTGGTTCATTATCTGGTCGTGTTGCCGCAACATCTGCAACATATCTAGCAAACTTTAATTTATACTTATCCTTAATCATCTGAAGTAGTCCGTCAGATACAAAAAATACTTTTCCTAATGGGTCATCCCCTAAAGCAACGTCTGGTATATAATCACCCTCTGCTATGTCCATGGCTTTAAGTACTACCTTACCCCACCATGATTTATAACCTCTGGTGTCTTTAAGTGCTGGTGTAACCATTTTATTAATTGCTCTAGTTGCGGTAACACCAACGGCTGCTAATAATATTTGTGGTATAAAAAATGGTATGATTCTCCACAGTGTCTTGAAAGCACCTCGTCCCATGTCTGCTGCAATTCTTTTTTTAGTTGCCGTTTCAACTAAAGCCTTAAGTTGTCCAAAGGTTATTGGTCCTTGTTCTTGACAGAAACCTTCCACTGTACAGATATTATCTGTAACTTCTTTAGAAGGGGCAACAAAACCTTTAGCTGGATCCGTTTCACCACCAGTATAAACATATTCATCTTCTTCTTTCTCTTCAGGTTCGTTTAGTTTCATTAACTCTTCCCATTCTTCATCACTTCCTTCAAATTCCTCAGGTTCGATAGGATCCATTAAACCTTGTCCAAAAATATCAGTTTCCTCATCAATTTGTTCCTTTTCTTCATATGGAGTTACATCAAATTCATATTGTAACTCATGTAATCTATCATTAAGTGATTCATTAATATCATAGTTAGGATAATAGTAGTTACTAAAAAACTGTGTGTTAGGTTCTAGTAAATCTCCTTTTTTACCATAATCATAATCTTCAAAGGTAAATTCTTCTAACATAAACGCTTGGAATATCGCTTGAGGTAGATTAGTTTGTCCTCCCGTCTCATTCATTAACCAATCTTCAAAAGTTGTATCTTTGTAATCTGGATGAAATTCAAACACATCAATATTATCCCACATATCACCTTCTAACCAATTTAATAAATTATCTTTAATCGTCCAACTCCATTTACCATTGTCCTCTCTTTCTAATTTACCATGTCCGTCAAAATGTTCTTCCAGTTTATCTATAACATCATCAGACATATCTTTTTTGGTTGCCCATTCTGCCTCATCATTATGGGACCACATTATACGAGATCGGATTTCACTAATTATTTCTTCTTTTTCTTCCGCTATTATGTCTTCCTCCTCTGTTTGTGGTCTTAAATTAATTAAGTTTTCAGCAACATCTTTATCCTTAACACCTAGAATGTGCGTTATTAGTTTCCAATTTTTATCATCCAAATCATCAGACATTCCATCATACCAATCAGTATCATACCAATTATCATAGTCCTGCCATTCATAATCACCACATAAAAATTGGTTTATATAATCTACACTATAATCTCTAGCGTCTTTAATAAACATATTCGCTAGGTCTTCACAATCAAAACTATAAGAAACTGGAATCGGTTTCATTGTATTTTTAAGATATCTTTTTAATAACATCACTCTAATGGTTTCATGGTTTGGTGGAATTCCTAGTAATTTCAAATCATCAAAATTTATACCAGCTTTGTCCCATTTTTTGAATAAGTATGTAACCGCTTCGTCTGATACTTGTTCTTTAACCCAGTCTACTGTATCTTGTTCATCACCTGCAATAATCTCCCCGTTCTCTTGTTCAAAATCTTCATACCCAACAGGAAATTCAAATTCTCCAATCGGTGTTGGTAAATCTAATTCCAATTGTTCTTGTTCATTTAATTCAATTGTTTGTCCAGTATCTATACCGCCCGTTGTTTCTCCCAAATCAACTAGTGCCAATTTTCCATTTTTCATTCCTAAATTATCTATACCAATATCACTCCAACTAATACCATGTTGTGTTAATTCTTGTCTAATCATTAATAGATTTTTGTGTAATTTTTCACATTCTTCTTTTCCATTAACAGGGGGGTTAATAATCGCT